GAGATTTCTGATGACAATTCGGAAAAAGCGGAAGAACAAGCTGAAGAAGCTGTTGATTCTGAAAAAGCCGAAGAGTCACCAGAAGCATCAGAAGAAAAAGCTGATGCAGAAAGTCCTGAAAAAGAGGAGATCAAATCCGATGACCTCACTGCCCAAGAAAACGAAGGCGCTGAGCAAGGAGATGACGAGAGTCAAAATTTGATCAAGTCTTTGCAGGAAGAAAATGCTCGCTTAAAAGCAGCACTTCACAAGACTCTTGCAGAAAGAGTTGTTGATACCAAGATTGCTCTTGGCTTAGAATCAGCAGGCGATAGAGATAAGCTAGTCGAGGATCATGCTACAAGAACAGCATCTTCTTTGGCCGATAGCTTAAGAGATCTCGCAAAGCTTCCTGAGAAAAAGACAAAAGCTTTTGAAGTTCCAACAATGGAATCAGAATTGGCTGTAGCAGAAGAACAAAACGTTGTTACAGTTGATGAAAAGCAAGAAGAAAAGGAAGTCAAAGCTGAAGGAAGCTTTGAGCAGCTTTTCGTAGATGCCCTAATGGGTAGACGTAAACTCTAATAATCTGATAGGAGATAAAAAAAATGAGTTTAGCAAAATTCCGTAAGGTACATGCCAAAACAGGTGCCGGTCGTTTCGTAGTTTCTGAGGGCATTGCTCCAGCAGCTTACTTGCTTCCACATCCTGGCTTGCCAACATGGTACCTGGATTCAGAAGATGACCGCTTTGAGATCGTTCTTACAAAGGGAACAATTCTCTCAGTAGTCGCAGTCAGCAATGGTGATGCAAGAGTTGTTCCAGCAAACGGAACAAGTGGAAGCGTTACCTGGGGTGATACAATGAGCGGTTGGGATCCACTAGATGGAGCCACACCAAGCACCACAACAGGCTCAACAGATACAGTTGCAGTAGCAGCTTACTCAAAGCCAATTGGTTGCGCTCAGTATGACCTTTATCGTCCATTTGACAAGGGAACCTCGCAAGGCGCAGGCTTCATCACCCATGGTTACGTTGAGTATCCAATGGTTGATGGCGTAAACGCCGATGTAGCAGTTGGTTCACTCGTCAGAGCAGATCACATGGGTCGCCCAGTGGCATTGTCAAATGCCGATGCAGGTGACTACCCATGGTTGCAAGTTGGTAAGGTAATTGAGGTAGAGAAGTTCGCAACGAACTTTGATGACGGCCTCCTTTCCTACATGCAACTCCCATCAGATCCAGGTGCACTAAAGACAGTATTTGAGCTAACACGCTCAGGTACCTACAGTGGTAAGCTCGGTATACGCGCTAACCTGGATGTAAACAATGTCATTGGCGCATTCCGCGTCAACTTGACCCTATAAAGAAAGATAACAGGAGGAAAATCCTAAGATGAGTAAGACAATCCAAGAACTCCTCTCTGGGCTCCCAGCTTGGGAAGCTGCATTATCTGAGGACGGGTACATCGACGGAGAAAACAGGGTAACAATTAAAGAGGCATTTGCATCATCCGATGCTGCAGCTTTGTTTCCAAAAGTTATCTCTCGTACCTTAAAGGAAGCTGCAGAACCACAATTGTTGGTGACGCCTCTTCTTTCCACAGTTCGCCTTGGTAAAGGGCGTTCTTTGGAGTTCCCAGCAGTTAATGCAATTCAAGCTGCCGAGATTCCAGAAGGACAAGAATACCCAGAGCAAGCCCTCGCATTTGCAAAGCAGGTGGAAGGAAAGGTCTCCAAGAAGGGTGTCAAGCTAGCTTTCACAGAGGAAGTAATTGCTGACTCACTTTGGGATATCGTAGGCCTCCATGTCCGCGCTGCTGGCCGTGCAATGGCTCGCTTGAAGGAACAAATTGCCCTTAGCCGTTTTAAGGACGCTGCAACAATCGTCTTTGACAACGACAACACTGGCTCATACGCCCAGACAACTGGTCGTGACATCAACGGTGCACTGAATAATACAGTCACTTGGGATGACATTGTTGACATGGCAGCCGTTTTGATGGCTGAGAACCATGTTCCAACAGACTTCATCCTTCACCCACTAATGTGGTCGATCTTCCTTAAGGATAGCATCTTCCATGCTGGTGGCTCCGCAGCTGCAGTCAACACAAGCTGGGGTTACCGTCCACAGTCAGCAGATGGCGCTCTTAACGCTACAGCCCCAATGGGTCTCAACGTTATAGTGTCACCATTCGTAAGCTTCACGGCTAAGAGTGGTTCAACACCTGCTAAGTCGGACCTATTCCTAATTGACCGCAACGAAGTCGGAACACTCCTCGTCAAGGAAGACATGAGCACAGATCAGTTTGATGATCCAAGCCGTGACATCCGTGCAATGAAGATGAAGGAGCGCTATGACATCGTAATGCTCGGCGACGGTGAGGGAATCACAGTGGCTAAGAACGTCAGACTAGCTCGTAACTACGAAGTACAGGTCACCAACGAAATGGCCTGACCTTAGGGTAGTTATAGTTACAAC